TTGAAGGCTTTGGAGCGGGCTGCTGAACTGGCGGAGGAACTGGAGCAGATTGTTGCCCGAATGCCGGAGGGTTCGCTTACTCAGGATCCGGGGATGCGTGCCGGTGACGAGTTTACGGATGTGGCTTCGCCGGGGTACCGGGAGAGTGCTGAGCGTGTCGCTGAACGCGGCGGCGCTAAAGAGTATGCTACTTCTGTGGAGGAGGAGGGGGCTGAGGCTAGGGCTGATACGTTGCGGAACAGGGTCGGTATGGCTTTGGCGGCGATGGTCGGGTTGGGATCTGCCGGAGCGTTGGGGGCAGCCAGTCGCCCGTTGGTCAACAGGGGTGCAACAGGTTTGACACGACACGGCGACCGATACTTGGATCGGATGGTTGCGGCGGGTCACAAACCAGCAACGGGGCTGCAACAGAGAATAAGCGCCACTGGTCCTTCGGGATTGAACAATGCTACCGTAGACGCTCTTCGTACTTCTGGACGGCTCCCGACGCCGACGTTGAATCCGGGTTTTTTGCAGCAGCAGGAGAGGCTGTTGGGGAGGGGGTTCCAAGGGCGCATGAATCCGAAGAAGCCTTTTCCGTCGTCTAGCGGAGCAACCGTGGTGGATCCCGTCAGCCCAGCGGTCCTCCTAGAGTTGTTGCGGCGCCGACGGTGAACAATGGCTAAGGTTCCGGGTGTGGAGGAGAAGTATGATCCGTTTCACGATGAGGAACCTTTGGAATGCGGTCTGGAAGACCCCGAAGTGTGCGAGTCATGTCAGTGAAGGACTGGTGGGCTTGCCTGCTGTTGACGGCAATGTTCGCGTTCATAGCCTTTACGGTTTGGGGTTTGGGTCGGACGTTACAGTCATTGTTCGATTAGATGGGACGGTTGACTGAACTTCAGCAGGAAGCCGAATGGCGGCATTGCTGCGAGAGCGAAACCTACTTTCTGGAAAACTATTGGAGCATCGCCCACCCCGCACACGGACGGATCCTGTTCAACCTGCGTGGCGCCCAATCGTCAGCGTTGCAGCATTGGGACGACAACCGGTACTCGCTGACTCTGAAGGCCCGCCAGATCGGGTGGACGACTCTTGTAGCAGCACACCAGTTTTGGTTGGCGTTCTTCAAGCCGGATCAGAACATTATTGACCTCAGCAGGACGGAACGTGAATCTGTGCTGCTGTTGCGCAAGTCGAAGTACGGTTTTCAGCATTTGCCGGATTGGATGTTGGCGCGTGGACCGGATTCTGTGGTGGAACATCAGCAGAAGATGGCTTTCGACAACGGTAGCATGATTACGTCGATGCCTTCAGCATCGGATCCTGCCCGTGGCGAGTCAGCATCATTAGTTGTAGTCGATGAGTGGGCGTTCTTACCGAACCCTGAGGAAGCATGGGCATCCATTGAACCAGTGGCTGATGTCGGAGGCCGAATCATTGGTCTTAGTACGGCGAATGGAAGCGGAAACTTCTTCCATGAACTTTGGGTGGGGTCGTCTACAGGCACGAACCGGTTCGCCCCAATGTTTTTTCCGTGGTCTGCGACGGAGGATCGGGATGAGTCGTGGTATTTGTCGAAGAAAGAGTCAATGTTGCCGTGGCAGTTGGCTCAGGAGTATCCGACGACGCCTGAAGAGGCGTTTATCAAGTCTGGTAACCCGGTGTTCGACTTGGATGTGTTGGAAGCGATGAATAGGACGGTTGAACCGGGTCAGATGGGTTTCTTGTGGGAACCGCACCCCCGAACAGTGGAGTTCCGTAAAGATGCTCACAGTTTGGCGTGAACCGAAACCTCATCGACCGTACTGTATCGGGGTTGATACTGCGGAGGGGCTGGTACACGGCGACTATTCGTGTATTCAAGTGTTGGATGTGCGTACCGGGGAGCAGGTTGCGATCTGGCATGGGCATATTCCGCCGGATACGTTGGCTAACGAGGTGTTTAGGCTGGCATTGTGGTATAACGATGCTTTGACGTGTGTGGAGTCGAACAATCACGGTTTGACGACGATTGTGCAGTTGCGGCACTTGGGGCACCCGAATCTGTTCCGTAAACGCAGTCTGAATCAGGTCACGACCCGGGTGTCGATGGAGTTTGGTTGGAAGACGACTCGTACGACGAAACCGTTGCTGATTGACGATTTGGGGATGGCGTTGCGGTCTGACGAGTTGATTATCCACGACAGGTTCACTTTGGCCGAGTTGAGGACGTATACGCGCAATGAGCGGGGATCCATGAGCGGTTCTCCGCATGATGACCGTGTAATGGCGTTGGCTTTATCGAATCAGATGCGCCAGTACGCTTTCATGCCGGAGTTTGTGCAAAAGGTGGATGATTACTGGACTGTGGACTGGTGGGCGCGCCATCCCTTCGTTATAGGCGCACATAACGTCCGTGGGACAGTCTGAACTATGCAATAGAGACTATTTGGAGGTTTTATGCCAGCATCAGGTAACTTTGTTTCGCACACCAACGGTACACGAACCATTGATGGCGCAACAGGTAAGAACAACAGGATGGAACGTGGCGGTTCCGTGGTGTCGAACCCGATTTGGGAACCGGCAGCACCGAACTCACCGAAGCAGCGGTTTGGCGACCCGAAGTACGCCAACCAGACCGGTGGCTATGGCGAGGTCACGGTGCTGAAGGGCCATAACGCTGCACCGCACACCAAGCGCCCCTAACGGTGGCGATCCTCCCCCGGGAGGCGTCCTACCGTGAGTTCCGCGACTATGTTGTGGACTTGCGGGGGGCGCTGACCTGCGCCGAGTTGGATGAGTTGTGGGCATGGCATCAGAAACTGCATGGCATCAAGTTCGTAACTGGAGCGGGTTACCGCTCCACGTTGCCCCCCGACGAGCAGCATCTGAGTCGGAAAGAACGCGGTCAGAAAACGATGCAGGAAGCACAGGCAAACGGGCGCAACATCGAACGTCTGCCCGATAAAGTGTACTTCTAGTGGCGCGGAAAAGCAGATCCGACCAGTTTGAGAGCACTAAACGCCGGTTAGATGCCTGCGCGCGGTGGCGCGACGAGATGGGCTATGACAGCCTGTGGCGGCGCATGACTGACTTGTATCGGGGCAGGCATTGGCCGCGCGGGGCCAACAGCAACGAAGACATGATTACCGTCAATCTGGCTTTCAGCACGATCAACGTGATCGCACCGTCTGTGTCGGTGAATCATCCCAAGATTGTGGTGATACCGAACTCGCAGGAGAATGAGGACCGCTCAGCCTTTGTTGAGGCTGTAGTGAATCATCTGTGGCGGCATCACGACTTCCGCAAGCCGTTTCGGCGTGCTGTAAAGGATTTTTTGATCTTCGGCCACAGTTGGGTCAAGGTTGGTTGGAAGTTTTTGGAGCAGGAACGCGCTCTGGGTGAGGGAGAGCGTGACGAAATGCTGGAAGAGGCTTTGATGGAGGCCGACGCTTTCGCTGCCGAGGATCCGATATTGGCTGGGGGATTGCCAACGGATGAAGAGATGGCGGCCAATATTCCGCAGACGACAATGATGGTGGTGGAAGACCAGCCGTTCGTGGAGTGCATTTCACCGTTCGACATTTTTGTTGACCCGGAGGCGACCTGCCTTGAGGACGCCAAGTGGATTGCGCAGCGTATCGTTCGACCGTTGGAGGAGGCGCAGGCCGACAAGCGTTACAAGGCGTCGGTGCGTAAGAATCTTTCCGCCGATTCGTTGCTGTACCCGATGTATGCGGTTACTTCCCGGCAGCAGCAGGAAGAGTACCTTGACACCGAGGAACGGTGCGTAGTGTACGAATACTACGACATTTTGGAGAACACGTTGAGCGTGTTGCCACAGTCGGGGGATCAGTTCCTGATCGACCCGATTTCAATGCCGTATGCGTACGGTCAACCGTTTGTGATGATGCGCAACTATGACGTGCCTGACTTCTTCTACCCCATGGGGGATTTGGAGGCTTTGGAGTCTCTACAACTGGAGTTGGACAAGACGCGTTCCCAGATGATGAATGCCCGGAAGCGTTACGCCCGCAAATACTTGTATCACGAGCGGTCGTTTGGGCCGGAGGGCCGTGAGGCTCTGGAATCGGATCAGGATGGCCGGTTGGTGCCGGT